TATATAACAGACAGTACCTTCTTGGCACGACTTACAAAATAGATTAGTTATCATAAGGCAATCCCATCATCTTTATAATCTCCCTCTTAAATATCTTTCGCATATACTCCAAGTCCCCACGCTCAATCCAGTTAAAGGATCTTTCTTTCATACCTAGTCAGCATCCTTCGTCATGCCCGAATAATCAATTTCCCATGAGTTAGGTATGCTACAATGAAATACACATGGATCAATGTATGAAGTCTCACAGACTTTACAATATATGGCTGGTCTAGGCGTACCAGTTATATGTTTGTTGCACACAGTACAAAAGTTATCTTCCCGCAGTTCCTTACCACAATGTTTAATCATCAGTAAATTCCTCATAACTGCATACACTACATTTTGATACTGGTATGCCATGTTCTATTCTTAATTTATTAAGAGTATCTATTTTACATATTGGACAATACATGAGTCTAATATTTCTCCTTAGCCTTATCAAGAGTCATTATCTCAGGCTTAAATTCATAAAAGTACCACAGGAACGAAAGACCTATTCCCTTTAGATCAGCTGGATTTTTGTAGTCACAAAACTCATCAGCCTCATATTCAGTATTAAAAAACACTTGATATGCTATACCGTCTGGTGCATATTCAGCAACCCACATTATACTACTTCCACCCTAGTTACATGAAATCCAAGAATTTTAAATCGTTGGCTTACTGAATTAGGTGTATCATTATTCATTCCTACATATAGGAATGAATGATGTTCTCCCAAAGAATCAGTACAGGTATTATTACTACCTACCCGACAAGCACTCGTTAATTTGTTTTGAGGATTATGTTCTTTTAAATGTTCAAGTTTAACAGTTACTATGTATGTTGTCATTATGATGATAACCCCTTGTCTATTAGCATTTGCATAACCCTTTTAACTTCTTCCATAGTTCCTTTTACATGAACATCATACTCCATGTCATGTCCTTTGGTTTTGGATTTAACTACAAGTTTCATTTATACTCCCCTTTAATCCCTTCTCTAATTTACTCACTCTCGACTCAACTTTTATAAGTACATTAAGTATCCTCTCTGTTATATTAAGCATTTCTAAATTCCATTTGGATTGATCTAAATTCATGTTACCATCCCTCAAATCCCTCAGGCATTTTATCAAACGTACATGGTGCTTTCCAGTTCCAACAATCAACTTTTTTCATTACAAGGTCTTTAATAGCAACTTTATAGACTACATTTTCAAATTTATCTAATACCACAAGTTTCATTACTAAAGTACAGGGATGGTTTAATATAAACGTTTCCTAAAAGGTGAAAAACAGTATTCGTTTAAATATAACCCAATCGTCTAAAGTAACAACTCCCCAGCTAAGCATTTTAATTCCTCGTTGGTCTTGGTATATCAGGCTCAGTAGCAGTTCCCGCTTTTAGAGCATCTTGAAAGTCTGAGACTCTATTCCTAAGTTCATCAATAGTAATACCATATTTAGTTAAAGATTCACCATTATTGAGCCTATTAGCATCCCTTATGTATTCCTTGTACTTCTCCCCTAATGTTAATTGTTCGGGTTTTGTGACACCCCTCAGAACTTGATCTTCTTGGTGCAACTCTGTATATAGTTTTTCAGCCTTGGTCTTATCCCCCAAAGTAATCTTAGTATCTAAAATATAGTGTAAGTACATTTCTTTAAATACATTGAAATTTTTATGATTTAACATTATTAACCTCTTTACTTACTTCCTTATAAGGATTCACAATCTGAACAAAGTATATCCTTGATAGTAACACCTATACCTGAAATTGTTATATTCAATTCCTTCTTACACCTACTACAATGTTCCATTTCTTCTCTTCCTTAACATTTTACATGCGGGGCATTGACATTGTCTATCCATAAAATGATTTAAAATCCTCAATATATTAATCATTATGTAATACCCTTCTTTATAAGATTATCATGTATGAAGTTCTTAACAAAATCAAATAGTAAAAATCTTTTATGATAAGACATTTTATAAAATTTTACTTCCATCTTATCAGAAAAATTTAAAGTCAGTTCTTTATCCTCACAATACTTTTGTAGGTATGGCTCAATGAGTCTTAGTTGTGATATTAGATAATTTACCTGACGATCTGAAAAAGGTATCCCTTTATTTACAAAATCTGTTTCTTGTCGTTCTATCCAATCCCAAACTTCTTGGACTACACCCATACATATATTTATCTACCTACAATATAAATGTTACCCGCTTGGGCAGGCACTCCAAGAACATTCCATACAAGTATGACAACCACCAGAATTTACAACCATTCCACCATCTTCACAATTTGGACAATCCATAAGAATTAATCTTTGAGTTAGCCTCATATAAAGATTTGTATGTGGACTTAGATAAAAATAAAGTTGGGGTGAAATCACTCCCCCAACTTATCATGTGAGAACGTTGTGGTTGTACTTCGGATAAACATTTCATTCTGGGAATAGTACACTTATCCAACAGGTAGATACACCATCTATAATATAAACGTTTTGAGTAGGGGTATATACCCTACTAATGATCCTGCCTGCTTTGGCAAATGGCGTTGCACACACCATGTCTGTTCATTTTTGAACAAAGAATTTAAGTATTACTTATAAATATCGGAACACTTATATATTATGTTGTATATATATAATCATGTCCCAAGTGACAGAAATGTGTCCAATATGTGATACTATTATGACGGATTTATCTAGTTGTCATTTACAATGTAGAAATTGTGGAGCTCAATTAGATTGTTCTGATAAAGGTTCGTACTGGTAGTATTATTCTTTTTTTTCCTTAGAAGTTGTATCTACTGTACCAGTTAAATTAAAATTCCATTCATAATTATTTGATCCATCAAATGTTGTAGGTGGATTAGTTTGACCTATTATTAAATCATTAGGGGGAATAAAAAGGTTATCATCGGGATGATTAGGAATGGGATAGTGATAATTGGGAAACATTGGGAACATTTGAGAATCATTATAATAATGATAATGAACAGATTGTCCCTCTGTTTGTTTATTTAAAATTGCTATTGACAGTTCTAATTTCTTTTCTGTAGATAATTCTTTATCACAAAAAATACTTAACATTATTTCTGCTATTTGTTTATTTAACATTTTTTCTCTTCTTAAACTCTTGAATGACTAGCCTATTTATAGTTTGCTCACTTGTTGCCTCTGTAACCGTTTTTATACAGTAGGCTAGAATTTTTTGGGATTCATCTTTTTTCTGTTTAGAAACATTTGGCTGTGAATTTAAAACAATAACTTTACCAAGTATTCTTTCTAAAGTTTGTTGAATTTCGTTAAAGGTCAAAATTGACGTTCTACCCACCTATTAATAGTTCTAATACTTGCAGATCGTTTAGGTACTTTAAATCCTTCTATACCTTCTTCGAAACTGATTCTTTTACTCATTTCTCATCCTTAAAAGTTCAATGATTGTATCTAACTTTGATATAAGAACATCATACCTTGCCCTTGCTACTTCTTTGTTTGCATCTGCTTTTGAATTTGCAGCTTCTATTTGGACTTTCATTTCATTCCCAAGTTTGTCACCAAAAATATGACCAATCATTTTCTTATCTTCTTCGGATAATTCTTCTACATTACTCATATAAGATAGAGATAACAAACATTATATAAATGTTCCCCTAAGCAAAGTGCCTAGGGGGAAGAACTGTTAAAGAATGTTTAATTCTCCAACGCACAGAACAATTCTCTGACTCACCATTTATACTATGTACTTATATTTAAAATAACTTAAGGATCTTTACTCCATTCAATTTCTGCTTCGTGCATTACTTCTATCTTGTTTCTTAATTTTATATCATCCTCAGTCATTGGTTTGTTACCAAAATGTTCTGACAATATAGATAGTAATCGCTTTAGGTCTGCTGTACTAAACTCCACATACGACATACATCTAATTTAGTCTTGAAGTATTTAAAGTAAATCACTCTGTCTTACATGCACAAGAATCATCTTCACACTCTGCTCTATGTTCTGCAAGTTCTTCATCGTTGTCAATTTCACGGTTATCTTCTTGATAATTTTCAGTTACTACAACTATTTCCTCTTTAACTTGATTTCTTGGGTTTTTCTTTGTATATTTTGCAATACAGTTATTATAACTTTCAGATTCAATGATTTCTTTAATATCCTTATTTGATAAATTAATCTTTGGACATAATCGTATCAGTCTTTTAAGGTCTTTTATATCAAGTGACATATCATTACAATTATTTACTGTTATTTAAGGATTTTGCCCCAACTATGTTGAACATGTATTTACATTCTTCACAAAAACAACGAATATCAATAAAACTTACCTCTGGTAAGGAATCATCTTTTGATCTTTCTTCTCTAGAATGAATATGTATAGTAGAACTATCACACCAAGGACAATTCATCTTAATTTCTCTCCATGAATGGTACATTTTCTGTTAATCTTTAAGCCTGTGCAACAGCAAAGCTCTTTTTTATCATAAAAATCGGGATTATATTGTAAATTATCATTTTTATAATTATCTGTCATAAAGACTTATATGTGGGTGGATAATATAAACCTTATGGTAGAGAAAAAAGATCCTCATGAAGCACAATGGAAAAAAGAGAGTAAATTAAACCTAGATTTGTTTAACAAAACAGGGGAGTCAGTTTATAAGACTAGACATGAGGCTTGTGAGAGATTACTTGTTAAATTTAAATAGTCTGGTATCTAGTATTCTATATGATCTCAGAACAAGAATTTGTAAAAAGAACTTTAGACTCATTCGATGATATTAGGAACGAAATTGCACTACTTAATCAAAAATACGCTTCTTTGCACGAAAAAATCGGGACTCACTTGAAAGTTGAGGAAGAATTAGAAGAATATAAGGAAAAAATAGATAAAAAGAAAAATAAAACGTTTTATATCATTATGGCAATCTTTGGTATTGCTTTTACTGGCTATGAAATTATAGAAAAATTTATTCTTTAACCCCAATCTAATATTGTAGCTATTTTATCAAAATATACCCATTGTGAACAAACTCTCATAATCCTTTCATCCTGTTCATTGAATGTTTCTGTGAAATCTTCACTTAAACCCCAAACAAACCATTTGTGATATATTTCATGTCCTATAACATCAATTAATCTCTCTCGTAAAACACCTTCTGGATTAGCATATTCATTATCACTAACTTCATCCCAAAGATTGTCTAAATATATTTCTATAGTGCCATCCCAAGTATTATAATCTGCTAGTCCAGTTCCCTTTGTACTAGCACATGAGAACCGTACATAATCTACTCCATCATCTGACATACTATACAATAACTGTCCCCCCATTTAAATTTTGGTACTAGGACTATACATATATGTACATACGCATATATGATCATATATGATCATGTATATATATGTATAGGCATAGTCAGTATTTCGATCAACACTTATTAACTAGATTCATTATATAGGCTTATGGTTATTATTAATCCAAACATAAAAGAGCAATTAAGAATTTTAAGAGAAATAAAATATGGTTATGCTAAAAAACAACCAGCAGGGGTAATTGATTTAGCTATTGGAATGTTGAATCCACATGATATTGTAAGGGCTTTATGTGTTGTTACACATTCTTTTAAGCAACTGTCACAGAAACAAAAATTAATTATGGAACTATTAAGAAAGACAACTGTGGATATAAGACAATTAGTTAAAGATTCACCCAATATGACCAAGGAAGAAATTACTAATAAGATAAAAGAGATTATTCTTGAACCTGTGTCTGAGTAGGTTTAACATTTTTTAATAGTTTCTTTTTAAATTTATAAGGTATTGGTATTCCTTTTTTTGCACAATAATAATTTCCCTTTTGATTTTTTTTTCCCCAATATGTAGCGATACCTTCATTATAATCCATATCAAATTGATCAATGACTTCATTGTTTTCTATGGTATAAATTGTGACTGTTGCCATAAGTTAATATAGAAGTCATACTATTAAAGAATTATGGAAACAATAGAGATAATTGACGTAAAAACGAGTAAAATCAGAAAAGCATTTAACATACCTAAAGACACATACATAAGATTAGTGAATGATGGATAATGGAAATAACAAAATTAAAGGGGATAGGAGAGGCTACCGCTAAGAAATTAGCGAAGGGTGGCATAACTACAGTAGAACAATTATTTGTAATACCGCCCCCAAAAGTTGCCGAAATGCTTGGAGTTGATAATGATACTGCTATTGGTTTGTTTAAAAAGGCTAGAGAAGCATTTAATGATGCACCTACTTTTATAAATGGAATAGAAGCAGATAAGGAAGATGATGATATTGAACAAATTTCTACTGGTACAAGGGCTTTAGATAAACTATTTACAGGGGGATTAGAGTGCGGTGCAACGACTGAAATATATGGTGAGTTCGGCTGTGGTAAAACACAATTCTGTCATACTATGTGTGTGAGAGTTCAATTACCAAAAGACAAAGGGGGGTTAGATGGTAAGGCTATATGGGTTGATACCGAAGGAACATTTGAACCAAAACGTATAAGAGAAATAGCAAAACACACTTTATTAGATGAAGTTGAAGTTTTAAAGAATATCACAGTTGCTAAAGCTTATAACTCAGCTGAACAATATATTGTTTTACAAGAGGTTGAACATTTACTTGAAGATGATAAGAGTATTAAACTAATAGTAATAGATTCTGCTATTGGACTGTTTAGGCAAGATTATAGTGGTCGAGCCATGTTAAGTGAAAGACAAAAGTATTTAGATGAATTTCTTACTTTAGCCTCAAATATAGCTAATTTCCATAAAGTAGCAATTATCTGGACAAATCAAGTTATGATAAATCCGGGAATATTTTACGGAGATCCAGTTACAGCAGTAGGTGGTACTGTTTTAGCCCATAAATCAACATATCGTGTTTATTTCAAAAAGTCTGGAATTTTCAGAATTGCTAAAATGATTGATTCTCCCAAACACGCACAAACTGAGGTCAATTTCGGTTTATCTATTGCGGGAGTGGTAGATAAGGAAATAGCAGAGAAACTACACAAAGAACAATTAAAGGCTAAAGCTGCTGAAAAGAAAAAATCAAGAGAAGAACTGCCTAGTACAAGTGGGGAAATATGACTAGCTGCCCGTGTAGATGTAGATGGTGCATTATGTTAATGGGTGGTATAATAGCAGATGTTACTATACAAACGATTGAGGAAGCAAGAAAGGATAGATGTATTCCAGAATGTAATCATAAAAACTGTGCTAATTGTCAAATCGGTTCATTTATATAGGGTGTATTTAACTGTAGCTGTATGAAAGTATGTATAGACTGTGATGTAGAGTTAAGTGTAACTCCGTACAAATTTGAGGGAAAGCCACTATATGTTTGTCCTAAATGCGATGATGAGTTTGTTTAAAAACTTATATAACATGTCGATTTAGGTAAAGAATGGGACTTTTTGACAGGATTAAGGGTAATATTGATCCTAGAAACTTCAAATTGGTTGAAAAAAACGAATATGAGCGAGTTACACAAGATCATTATGAAATGATGAAAGAAGTTAATCAATCTTTTCTTCACACTAACTCTAGGGCTAGTGTACCATATCCATATTTAGACACGCCTGATGGCTCTAAAGTACCATTGTGGCGACTATCACCTAATAGAATGTATGAGCTTGCAGATTATGTAGGTGATTTGAGGGCAGTTCTTGAAACAATACAAAGGGAAATGTTTAGAAATGGTATTGAAGTTGTACCAAGTTATGAGCATAAATGTCTAGTGTGCCTACGAGAATATGAAAATAAACCATTAAAAGAGTATGTTCCATTGACTGAAATTGGTAAAAGTGGTAAGGATAAATTGAAATGTACCTCATGTGGTAATGAAAATCCTAGAAAATGGTCAAGACCTGATCCCCAAAATAGACAGATATTACAAACTCTTATTGATAAACGTGTTAATAACAACCAGCAATCTCTTAAGATAGTTGCGAGAACAGCAGAAAGAGACTTGGATATTATAGATGGCTGTTACATTGTAGTGTCTAGGGAGTGGAAAATAGTTAAATTAAAAGAGCCTGATCCCGTAACTGGTGCAACAAGTAGGGCTTTGACAGGCATAAAAGATTCAATTATAGATGAAATTATAAGGGTACATCCTATTCAATGTACGATTATCGCAAGTGATGAGGCAGTTTTGGGAGTTGCAGCTGATGGAAAACCAAAATATATATGTCCACGATATGAGCATAGAGATCAAACTTTTAATAAACCTGTATGTCCTCGATGTGGCTGTGAAGCATTTAATGGCTTTATGGAAACAAATTCAGTACCATTTGCAGTTCCATTAGCCTCACCTAAAAAGATGTTCTTTTCACAAATAGAGGTAGTATGGATTGCTGGTAAATTTTATCCAGATGTACTTTATGGTAATTCCCCAATACAATCAGTATGGAAGAAAGTAATGTCACTCATGTTCCAAGACGAATATATGTGGAAATACTTTGATAAAGAAAGACCACCTAAATCATTACTTGTTATTGGATCAAGAAATCCAGAGTCCGTACAGTCATTTATGGAGAAGCAACGTCAAGGTGCAAGACAAGATCCTTACATGCCAAGACCAATTCTTATAAATACAGAGGATGCAAACAAAGGTATCAAGTATATAGACCTTACTCCAAACTTTAAAGAGTTAGAATTAACAGACCTTAGAAAAGAACTAAGACAGATTATAAGTACAGTTTATGGTGTTCAGCCTCTATTCTACGGTGAACAGGCAAAAGCGGGACTAGGAAATGAGGCACTTCAAGTAACATTAACCAATAGAACAATTAAATGGTTTCAACGATTCCTAAATGAAAACTTCTTTAATGAGATTACACAAGAAATAATGGGTATTTTTGATTGGAAGATAGAACTTGTAACTTCTGAGGAAATAGACGAACTTAGAGATGAACAGGTAAGAGGTCAGAAGATTGATAACGCTGTTAAACTATACAGTATGGGCTTTGATGTTGCTATGGATGGACAGAATGAATTAGTCATATCACAATACCCAAACCCTGAGAAACAGGCTATGATGATGGGTGGTGGTGTTGGTCAAGGTGCTAATAGTGGAGATCCTAATAAGAGTAAACAGGCTAAACCAAGTGGTGAGAAAAAATCTAACTTTGATGGAGAACCACAAATGAACAGACCTAGTGATGTAGGTGGTGCTGGTGGTGGATCACCTGAAAGTGGAACAGGTACTACTTTAAGTCGTAAAGCTATTATAGAAAAAGATGAACAATATACGCAAGGTAATTATAAAGTACCTGAACACGAAAAACCACAAAATCTCGATAAAAAACCAGCAGGGGTGAGTACATCAGGGATAAAAAAGACTAAGAAAAAGTATAAGATTACTAAGAATGATGACGGAAGCACAGATGTAGAGGTACAATGATGAAAGTTCCATTAACTGTTCAATTAGTTTCAACAAATTTAGAATGTTATGAAGATACCTCAAAAACTATAAAATATAAGGTTATAAATACAAATAGGTTTGTAGTAACAGATATACAGGTGAAGGCAAAGACAATAAAGGAAAATGGGGAAAATACAAGTAAAAATTACTGTAAGGAAGTCTCAGGCGTAAAAGATCGGTTAATGCCAAAGGCTGATTTTACCATAACTTGCACCATAAAGATGCCTAAAGACTATAATGAGACTATTAAACTTGGTGGTGAGACTGTTTTATCTGTATGTGATTTGGATATTAGTGTAGTAGGTAAATTAGTCATAGCAAAGTCATAATATTTAAATACTAAAACATAATTAGACTCAATATGAACATAAAATGTTATACTGTTATATCTGGAAAAGAGGTATTTGTATTAAATCGTGATGAGAATAAACACTCAGCACAAAATAAGAATAAAATTGATATTGTAGGCAAACATTCTAAACATTATATTTATAAGACTTTCGATGAAAAAGCTGGGAAAGCAATAATTGAAGAGGTAAAAGAATAATGCCCGCTACAGTTATTATCGAAAGGCTAACAGGTGCAGGTCCGGCTAGAACAGATTTAGCTGGTGGAAATACTAGAGCAAACGCAGCTGATGCTCATACTACAGGCGATACCGCTTCTCCTATAGAAATTCCCGGTGGTGGCTCAAACTACTCATATTGGGTAAGTACACAATTAAACGCTACCGTAGCACCAGATAACTTACTTGATAATATTGAATGGTTTACAGATTCATCTAATTCTTATGGAACTGGAATTACTTGCTTAGTGGGAGTAGCAGCTGCTTATACACAAGCTACAGGTACACCAGCAGTTACAGGAACAGAACTATTAGTTGGTGTTTATTCTGGATTATCACCATCACCACCAGAAGATGCTTTTGCAGAAACTACAGGAGCTCCTTTAACAGTTTCAGGGAATACAACTGGTACAGGTGCATTTGGAGATATTGTTGTTTATCAAGTCGTTGTAGCCACAAGTGCCTCAGCTGGTACTAAACCAGCAACGCCTGAGACTTTCTCATGGCGTTTCGATGAGACTTAAATACAAGTAGGTCGGAAGTAATACAATGCTTTCTTGGTTTGTAAACTACAAAGATGGAACACAACACATCTATGATTCCAAAGATTTTAACATCGCTAATATAGATGCTAAACTTCTTGACACAATAGTTTTACAACATCCAGAAGCCCAAGCACCATCTCTTGTCATACATTTTGATGATGAGAGAAAAAAACCAATATACGTAGTTAGGAATGAACTAGCTGGTATTCATCCATTCAATACAAGATGCCACATGATCGGATGGCACATGAATGTAGGGGGGGAGAATATTCAGTCAATATCATACGTATTTGAAACGATTGGTAGACAAACAGAAGTAAAACAAAATGGAAAGAAAGTATTAATATCTGATGACCTATTATGGGTTGAAAATGCAGGCAAATTTGATCGAGAAAGAAATTCTTGGTTTAAAGCACCTAGCGATGCTCAACTACAAATGATAGGATCTAAGGTAAATGGTGCTAAATAATTCAGAATATAACGAAAATTATTTTAACGGTAGAAATACTGGCGTTAAACTTTCTTGGGGTTATGCAGATATTAGAGAAAGTGGTCAGTTAAATAGATTTGATAAAGGAGATGAACCAAACCCATATAATGCACGGATAAAATCACAACTAAAATTACTGACAGAATTGGATTTAACAAATATGGATGTATTAGATGTTGGTGGGTGCATAGGTAATTATTCACATTTGGGGAAAAAACTTGGAGTAGGAACATGGACAGTATTAGATTTAAATATAGATGGATGGTGTGAAGCAAATAAACTCCCAACTGTTGATACCTTTATCACAGGAGATGCCAAAGTATTACTTGCAGATAAGCAACAATTTAAAAAGAATAGTTATGATATACTTTTTACATCTCAATTCTTGGAATGTATTGATGATGTTGATTTACCTGATCTTATAACTGAAATGAACAGTATTACTAAAACTGTTCAAATACATCTTATTTCTACTATATCACATATAACAGATGAACCAAGTAAATCAAAATACAATTTGAAAACTTTACAAGAGTGGTCAGCATTGGGTTTTGAAACTGGAACGAGACTCATTGACTTTCATACTTTAGAAGTTTTGGTGGTTTGATTGGCAAATCTAACTGTTGAGACAGCAATTATACACGCTGGAAATCGTGTTTCTGTCAGAACTTCTGGAAATAAAGTCTACATATTTGTAACCAGTGAAACTGATTTACCTAGAATGAAAATAGCCACTTCAAGTGGTGAACCTATAGGATTTACTACTGAGAACTTGGGAACGACAACAGGACTTTTAGAGATTGGTGGTGCTTGTGCCATTGATAGTAATGACATTATCCACTGTATCTATTATGTAGTTGATGCAGGTCACGGTGGACTTAAAGCAATAAGATATGTCGATTTTGACACAGGTACAGACACCTTTGGAACTCCTGAAAGTGTTGCGGTTTTGGATAATGATGGTATTGGTGGTACACACGCTCAACTCGGAATTACCATAGATGCAAATGACAAGCCTCATGTAATTTGGAGGGATGCTCTTACAGACATGGGAACTACAACTTACACAACTTGGTATTCAAATAAAACAAGTGGAAGCTGGAGGAATAGAGTTTTAGTAGTAAGCAGTACAGGCAGTACAGCTCACAGACCTCTTGATATAATCATAGGTGAGCCAACAAGTGCAATAGGTGCTGATAGACCACTTATAATTACATCTGGTGCTAGCGGAACAGTAATGAACGCCTATCATGGAACAGCGTTGGATGCTTCTGCATTTACAGAAGAAACAGACATAACAGGTGCTATCGATCCAGCTATAGCTACTGTTGGAATCTCTCAATCAATGGCAATAGATTCTAATGGAAAAATAAGTATTGCATTTATTGAAGTTACCTCCCTTGATTTAATGATAGTAGAACATCTTGCATCCTCAGCTTGGTCTAGTTGGGAAACTCCTTCCGACATTGACCCGAGTACGACTTACTTAAACCCTAGTATAGCAATTATAGGAACAGACAGATATGTCTTTGTCGAGGATTCTGGTAGTTCAGACCTTAATCTATGGATTAGTTTAGGTGGGGGTTCATGGACAGAAGAAACAGCAGATGCAGATTTACCTAACGTTGGAACGTTTAGTCATGTAAAGGCAAAGTGGGCAAAGTACGGAACAGTAACGAAAGTAGCATCTTATTATGTTGATGGACATACACAGATTATAGATAACAATGATGCATGGTTTTCTGAGGCTTTAGCATTTACTGATGGTGATACAGGTGCAAGTAGTCCGACAGGATCAGGACAAACAAATTCAATAGAAGGACATGGTACTACTGCACCAAGTTCAGGGACAACTTTTGACAGGGTTAGAATGAGAGTAAGATACCAATCCTCTGTTGACGTATTAGAGGTTAGAGTTTATAATGATGGTCAAGGTGAAACATTACTTTCTAAAGCATTACCAGCTCATCTTTCTAGTCTCTTTTCAGAATGGTTCACAATAACACCTCCGTCAGGTGGATGGACTTATGCAAAGTTACAAGAAATAGAAATTGAATTTTGGGTTTTTGATCATACTGGAAATGAAGTAGTTTCAAGGTTTCAGATTGAAACTTTAGATACAACAATAAATCCATCAGAAACAAACCTTGATTATGTCTTTGAAGATGGTGGTAATATAGAATATAATACGATTGAAAAAAGTTCTGGTGCAACAGTTGTTACAAAAACTCATGATACTGACTCTGTTCTTAAGAAGTTAGACAATGTAAAGACTCACGATACAGACTCCGTACTCAAAGCCCTTGGAGCTAACGGTGTTTGTGGCGAAATTGTAACTTATTATTTTGATGGACATAATACGATAATAGATAACGACTCATGGACTAATGACTCTCAGGCGTTTGACGGTTCAATTTCTACTAACGCAAGAGATCCAACTGCACTAGATCAGGCTAATTCATTAGAGGGACATGGTACTACTGCACCAGCTACCGATCCGTCAGGTCAAGACAGAGTAATCTCACAGGTAAGAGGCAGAATAAATAGTGAGCTCGGTACGTCAACTTTGCGTTGGCGAATTTATGTAGATGGTGGAGGCGAAATATTACTTGATCAATCCTTAACAACCCACACAATACAACAATGGAATCCCTATGTTGTTCTAACCCCTCCAAGTGGAGGTTGGACTTTTGCAGCACTTAGAGAGTTAGATTGTGAGGTTTGGGAGGAAGATAACCTTACTGCACAAACCGAAGTTTATAGAATGGAGTTTGAGGTTACATTACTTGGTAATCAACAGGTTTGTCACGATACTGATTCTTACCTATTAAAGAAAGGACTAGAAACCCATGATACTGACTCTGTTCTTAAAAAATTAGATAATGTAAAGACTCACGATACCGACTCTGTTCTTAAGAAGTTAGATAATGTAATAGATCATGATACTGACTCTGTTCTTAAGAAGTTAGACAATGTAATTGACCATGATACTGACTCTTACCTCTTAAAGAAAGGATTAGAGACTCATGATACTGACTCTGTTCTTAAGAAGTTAGACAATGTAATCACACATGATACTGACTCTGTGTTAGTTAAGGTACAGGTAATCACTCATGATACCGATTCAGTTCTTAAGAAGTTAGATAATGTAATAGACCATGATACTGACTCTGTTCTTAAGAAGTTAGACAATGTAAAGACTCACGATACCGACTCTTACCTCTTAAAGAAAGGATTAGAGACTCACGATAC